CATCTCAGTAAGTCCGTACCCGTATCACTTATACTAGCACTCGTCATACAAGCAGCCGCCATAGTGTGGACTGTATCACAGATGCAATCTAGTATAGCAGCTAACGCTAACAGTATAGTAAGAATAGAAATACGAACAGAGAAGCTAGAGATGGCAGTCCAAGGACAAGCAGTAGCTCTTGCACGAATAGATGAGAACATCAAAGCAATACGTACACATGTTGAGCGTATAGCGTCAAAAGATTAAGGACATTTAAGAATGGCAACAATTACACCAGAACAATTTAAAAATACGGTTGCACCCTTTCTAGGAATTAAGATTGATAAGTCCTTGGGTCAAAAAGCTATGGATCAATTAATTAATTCTAATCCAGCTTTAGCAGCTAAAATGGGTGTGTACAATAAAATTCTAGATGGGAAACCTACAGTAAGAGCAGCTAAAGGTGGGTATCTTTTTGCAGCAGACGAACTAGGTGACCCACGAGTCAAAGAAAGAATGAAGGACAACCCTGAGTTCTCTGAGTTCGCTATAGATAAACAAGATGCTGCAGCTAATAAGATGCAACAAAGGTTTGCTCAACCAGAAGACCGAATGCAAAAGCCAGCTAGAGGTTACCAGCACGGTGGAATGGAACTAGGACCACCATTATATAAAAAAGCAGTTGATGGTGGTCCTGTAGCACCTCGCTTAGCAATTGATGAAACAGGTAACCAACCTGTATTAAGAGGACTACCAGATTTTGGTCCGGGAGGCGCACCAAGAGGTTTTCCTGATGAGGGTGGTGGTAACAACAACTTTCAAGCTACTGACATGAGAGATAGATCACTGGATGGTTATCAAGGACCAAGAGGGAGAATCCAACCACCCAGAACAGATCTTGATTATGATCCTAATGTAATTGTTGATCCTGTACGTAGAAATGATGGAAGCCCTGTAAATCAATATAGACCCCCCCAACCAGATAGCAAAATAGCACGAGCAGATACTAGAAAGTTTGGTGAACAACCTAATCTTTTGCAACGTATGCCTTATCAACCTATAGCAGTGCCTTTTGGAGGACCGGGTGAGCAACTTCCTGAAGCACAATTGTTTGCTGGTACTCAAGGCGGTGGAGGTAGTAGAATACCTTTAAACCAAGCTCAAGTTTATCGACCTGCTCAACCTACATCATTGTCTTATGAAGATGCACAAACCAGATCTATGCAACGAGATATAAAAAGTCCACAAGAAAATGCAAACATAGCTGCAGCAATGGCATTAGGACCGGGTGGCGTTTATAATATACCACAAGCTAAAACTATGGCAGCTCCACAAACTGACTTAAACAAATTAGCTGACGCACAAAAAGATATAATGCAAAAGACTTACACTGATCCGGGCAGTGTTATTACTGCTGGTGTAACTGAAAACATAGTACCGTCTGACTATAACGAAATAGCTGCAGGTACAGGTCAAGTTACAGGTGACCCATCTGTAGATCTACCTACCGCTACAGACGTATCTACTGCAGATGTACCTACAGCAGAAGGTCCAGCAGGTGTAATGACAGCTACAACTGTAGCTGATAAAGTTAAAACTGCTACTGACGCTATGACTGCAAAGACAGGTGAAGTAGGAGATGACGCTCAAGTAACTGCAGCAACAGAAGATAAGTCTTCTGTGTCTGACTTAACTGCAGCAGCAGGTGTTGCTAATGTAATGACTAACCCTGTTAAGCGTAAAATAGAAGCTGGTGAAATAGTAAGTGGGGCTGCTGATGCAGCTACTGCCGCTGCGTTTACAGAACAAGTAGAAGCAGCTACTGCTACACCTTCAGATAAAGCTACAGTTAAAGGTCAGCTCGACACACTAATGGATGACTTCGATGGTGGTGAGACACCTGTATGGGCAGCAGGAGCTATGAGAGCCGCTAACGCAGCGATGGCAGCTAGAGGGCTAGGTGCATCAAGCATGGCAGGACAAGCTATCATACAGGCAGCTATGGAGTCAGCGATACCTATAGCTCAAGCTGATGCTTCAACTACTGCACAATTTGAAATGCAGAACTTGTCAAACAGACAGCAACGTGCTATGCTTGCAGCTCAACAAAGAGCTACATTTATAGGACAAGAGTTCGACCAAGAGTTCCAATCACGTGTAGCTAACTCTGCTCGTATTGGTGACATAGCTAACATGAACTTTACTGCAGATCAACAGATAGCTTTAGAGAATGGCAGAGCAGCTAACACAATGAACATGGCTAACTTAAGTAACTCACAAGCTATGGTTATGGCTGAGGCTGCTGCACTATCACAGTTAGACATATCAAACTTAAACAATAGACAACAAGCTGCAGTACAGAATGCTCAGAACTTTATGCAGATGGATATGCAGAACTTAAGTAACGAACAACAAACTAGTATGTTTAAACAACAGCAAGTTACAGCTTCTTTGTTTACTGATCAAGCTGCGGAGAATGCAGCTAGTCAGTTAAACGCTACATCTGAAACACAGACACAACAGTTCTTTGCTAGTCTAGCTAACCAAACTAGTCAGTTTAATTCTACTCAAACTAATGCAATGTCAACCTTTGATGCAGAACAAACTAACACACTTAAAAGATTTAATGCAGAGTTAGATAACCAACGTGATCAGTTTAACGCTACTAACGGATTAGCTATAGCGCAATCTAATGCACAGTGGAGACAGAATGCTACTACTCTCAATACTGCTGCAGCTAACGAAGCTAACATGGAGTACGCTAAAAACGTAAACGGTTTAACTGGTACAGCACTTGATCAGTTGTGGCAAAGAGAAAGAGACTTAATGTCTTTTGCTTTTACAGGATCAGAAAGTGCAGCAGACAGGGCAGTAAAGATTGCAGTAGCTAAACTAACAGGTCAACAACAAGCTGACTTAGCAGACAATATGGGTAAAGGATCTTTCTTCTCTACTATACTGACTGGTATACTAGGTGGATTTAAATAAATGGGTTTTACAGATAGGGTTTCTAAATTATCAAATTACTTTTCAGATAACTTTGACAAAGTAAAAGAGCTTCCTACTAGTCTTGCAGGTGCAATTACTAAAGGTGCTACAGCTATACCTACAGCTAGTAGTGGTTTGTTTACTAAGTCAACTGTTCAAGATGATCCTTATCCTAATATGATAGGAACAATTAATGACATGTTAGATACGTTAACAGAAAATGATCCTCTTCTTAGTGGAGCTATCTCAGATAAAATTAAATCTAAAAAAGTATCTGATGAAGTTAAACCTACATTAAGGCCAGAAGAAATATCAAATAGAACAAAAGTGTATATGCCTGAAACTAAAGATAATTGGTGGAGTGATATACGAGGTGGTGGAATATTTGAAAAAGATACAGCGTTTAGAAAAGCTGTAGAAAAAACATCAAAAAACTTAGGCATCGAACCAGAATGGTTAGCTACTACTATGTCTTTTGAAACTGAACATACGTTTGATCCTTCTAATAAAAGTAGAAGTTCTTCAGCCAGAGGACTTATACACTTTACAAGTTCTGTAGCTCAAGAAATAGGAACTTCTCATAATGATTTAAAAAAAATGACACGAGCAGAACAAATGCCTTATGTTGAAGCTTACTTTGAAAGGTTTAAAGGTAAAATGAAATCTTTAGATGATACTTATTTAGCTGTGTTTGCACCTGCAAGAGTCGGAACATCTTCTAATGTAGTATATGAAGACCCTAATGTTACGTACAAACCAAACAAAGGTTTAGATTTAAATAACGATGGTACTATAACTAAAGAAGAAGCTTTATGGAAAGTAAAAAATAATACATTGTTGTCTTATGAAGATATGTACAGTCCTTATAAAGATAAAGGATTGATGCGACCTTTACTTAGACCTACAGTAAAATAATAAGGTAATTGTAATAATGAAAACTAATGCATTAATGTCTCCTCCTAATAGCAAAAAAGAAACAGATGTACCTGAAGATGAGATAACTGACACAACTCGAACTACAGCTAAACTAGCTATAATGATAGCTGAACTTAGAAACAATGAAGAACTATAGGTAGAATAAAATGAGTAACATACAAGAGAGTTTATTACAAGCTGCTATTCCGGGTCAGTCTCTTACTGATGAACCTAAAAACTTTCCGTGGGAAAGAGCAGCAGAATACAGTGACCCTACAGAAGCTGCCCGATATGAGTTAAAGAAACTTAATGAACCAAAGACTATAGATAGTGTTCTTTCTTTATTACAAGTAGGGTTTCCTATTATGTCTTTAGCTGAAACTATAAAAACAAACAGTCAAGCAGCAGGTTTATATAATCCTGATATAGGTTTATTAATTACTCCTATAATTACTCAACAGTTAGTTAGCACAGCAGAAGACGCAGGTCTAGATTATGTAATGGGTGATGAAGATGACGAAGAAGAAATGACAAAACAAGAAGATGCTGCTGTAGAAGCGTTATTACAAAAAGACATAGTTAAATTACTTAGTAAAAATCCTGATGATGATTTAATAGATGACTCTCTTTCTTTTTTAGAAGATGAGGATATACAAACCCCTATGTTAGATGAAGAACAATTAGAATTAAAAGAAGAAGAACCGATTAAAGAAGTTAAACCATCGGGACTTATGAGTAGGGGTACAATGTAATGGCAGGTTTTTGGGCAGGTTTTGGTACTCAATTTTCTAAAGAAGTAGGGGAGATTCGTAAAGAATTACGAGAAGACTCTCGTACTCGTAGAAATTATATTGAAGCTAACGGTGGTAGAATTGTAGCTAATACAAGAAAAAAAGCAGATGAAATATTAGCTATGGTAAACGAAGCTAAAGCAAAAGGTGTAGCGGAAGATGCTTTACTAGGAATGTATCAACAGTCTGGAGCTACAGGTATTAGAAAATTTCATGCAGCACTGATGAAAAGACCTAATTTAAATGCTGAAGATTTTAAATCTATTAGTGATATAGGAAGAGAGTGGGCAAAAGATACAGACCTAAGTCTTACAGATACCATCTTAAGAGGCATGAATGTTTATTCTGATCCAGATGCAGGACCAGAAGAAAGAAAACAAAATTTCTTTCAGGGTATTATTTCAGGTGGTGCAGGTAATGATAACTTTATGTCAGAAAAAATGTACGGTGGTTACACAGGTTATGATATTAAAAGAATGGAGTCTGGTGTAGAACAAAGTTCAACAGAAGGAGGTATTGATGTTTTGTCTTTAGTAGGACCAGCACCCAAAACCCCACGGGTGCGAGCTCAAAACTTAACAAACCTAATGGATAGATTTAAAAAAAATCTTCCTATGGTTCTTAATACAAAAAATGGAAGAGTAGCAGAACTTACTTCAATGCTTAGCGATGGAACTTCCACTGCAGAATCAGAAGAAGAACGAGCAGAAATTGTAGAAGACATATTTACTTTAAATAAAATGAAAGAAGAACGCTACACACAAACTTCTTTAGTACAATACGCTAAAGATTTTGACCCATCTATGTATGAATACATGTCAAAGATTGAAGCAGCAGATGGTGGTTCATATAGTCGAAACTCTGAACTTACAGAAATGTGGGGTAATTATAAAGGCTATGAACAAACTTTAAAAAATAACAATCTTCATTTTGTAAGTGACGAAGAACAAACAGGTAGGCAAAAAGCTATTCGTCATGCAGACGAAATGAAAAGACAAACAGGAAAAAGATACGATGCTTTTGTTTTAATTGATGACAGAGTAATAAGAGTGTCTAGTGAGGATTAATAATAATGGGTAGAATTGTAGAAGATGCAAGTGATTGGCTTAGAGACCAAGAAGCTAAAGTTTTAAATTTACCATATGATCCAGAAACAAAGGTAGTAGAAGAAGATCAAACACCAAGTGCTTATGAAAAACGTGCAGCCTTTATACGTGCTATTCCAAAGAATGTAGCAGAGTGGACAGCAAGTATTCCTTGGTTTTCTAATCAAAAATCTGATTGGGATACAGCTTTTCCTGACAGATCAACTTCACTAGATGCTAATGATGAAGACGTTAGCGATATTAAAATTGGTATATCTCCTCCCGGCACATACGTGGAAAGGTATACTGACAAAGCCACTAAGATATTTTTAGAAGATTACTTACCTTCGACAGAAAAAATTGCAGTATACAATCCAGAAAAAGATATAGCAGGAAGCCAGCCTTT